GCGCGGCACGCGCTTTTCCTTTGTCGCTGATCTATCCGGCGTATCCGTCAAAGAGATGATGCAAAGCATGGAGGTCACACCATGAACAATAATGACAGATTCTATCCCGTCGTGCAAACGCCGCTCGGAAAGGTTCCGCTCATCGGCGCGACTATGACCGTTGAGCGCGAACGTGAGCTTTTTGGAAAGAAGGTGCAAACCGATGAGCGCAAATAGCCCGTGTCTCCGAGCGCATGACCTAATCGACAGGCTCGCCGCATATTCCGCGCCATCGACCTACAAGCGCCGTGCTGCGCCGCCAAAAGCCGCCTCGTCAAAGAAGAAGGCCGAACCGCCTAAAAAGGCTGCTATGCCCCCGGCGCGCCGTGAGGAACCACAGCAGGCCACTTGCGAATATAGCGAGAGCTGCTTCACCTGTCCGTTGAAGGATTGCATTCAGTCGGACAAGGCTTGTGAAAAACTGAATTGCCTGTAAGAGGAAAGGGGACTGCACAAAACGGTGCAGTCCTCTCTTTCCTTTTATCCCATCATTTTTGACACATGCACTACGCCATTATTTTTTGAAATTCTCTTTAGCTACATTCTCAGCCGCTCGTTTCCATTTTTCCAAATTCTGCGCTTTAGATGCTTCAAACCAATATGCTTGCGCCTGTGGATGAACGGACTTATTAAACACGAGGTTTCTGTCCGTTTCAATCTTCTTTGAACCATAGCGGCTTTTCCACCCTTCATCTGTTAAAAAACCTGCGGCGTTGATCTTAGGGTCTACCAATACTTTTCCATGATACAGATATCTTGCATAAGGCCCCGGGTATACGACATAGTTTCCCTCGACGTGTGAGCGATTTGTAAGTGATTTTGTCAACGCTGGAACAAATGGGGCAGTATCACTCAACACCTCTTCCGCAACCGTGTGTTCAGCTTTCGTGCAAGCCTTTGAAAAAGCTTTTTTCAGCTCGTCCATTCCGTCCATATGGACTTTGAATTTTAACCCCATTACGGCACAGTCCTCTCTTTCATCATTCCGCCGCCTGCAGCTCCACGAGCTGTTGAATCACTCGTTCCAGGCGTTCAAGCACTTTGTCATAGCCGAAGATAAACATTTGCAGTCTCCTTTCCTGTTAGTACAGCAGCACGGGCTTACCGGCTGCGCGCGTCATGTTGTTGATGTAGGGGACGACCACGCGGGCAAGCGTCTTACCATCCACAACGAGGTTCACATTGATGGGCTCGCGGCTGCCCTGTGCCATCGCCTCCATAACGGCCTGCTTGATGGTCGAAAGCGGCGCTTCGACGTTCGTTCCGCTCTTCTGGTCGCCCAGCACGGCAAGAAACTTTCGGTTCGGTGGGATGACCGCACCGCTCGCAAGCGCTGGGATCTCGTTATACACAGGCGCATTGCCGTCTAAGCTCTGCGCCGCCACGCGACGGCTGCGCGCCGGTGCCTTTGTTGATACGCGCGTACCGGTAAAACCGGACGTTGCTTTTCTGACTTTGGAATCGTCCACACTATCAACGAAGAATTTGAGCGCAAGGCCAATCGCCGCCGAGATGATGAACGCCGTACCGGCGCTGACGATGCCCAGCGCCGCAAGGCCAACGCCGAGAACACCGGCCAGCAGTCCAAGAAGTACGCTGCGCCCGATGCTGACAAGCCGCTGCGTGCCCTTCTTCGGGTCTTTGCGGACGCTGTAAATGCTCAGTCCGAGAATCAGGCCTAATCCCATGCCGACGACTGTACCGACGCCCGGTGTCACGATAGAGCCGATAACAGCGCCAAGCAGCGCGCACAGCACGACGATCAACTCGGAAAGAAGCTGCGATTTGCCGCCGTGTTCCTCGTCTCCCTCTGCAAAGCCGGTGAGATAGAGGCCGAGGATCGCACCCAGGCTGAAACCGGCCACGCCGCCGGTGATGCCAAGAAACACACTGCCGAGCAGCGCACCGAGCAAAGCCGTGATAACCACGATCCATGCATCCTCTGCGTCCATCTCGGTTTTCCATGTTTCGGGGTCAAGGCCCACAAGGTACAGCCCCAGCAACACACCGAGGGATAAGCCGATGACGCCGCCTGTGATGCCGCCGAACGCCGCGCCGAGCGTTGCACCGAGCAGCGCCATTAAAACGGTCAGCCATGTTGCCTTGCTCTTGGGGATAACTTTCTTGTCAAAGCTCCATTTTAGGTCATCCACGACGATCTCAAGCCCCGCGCGGATGGTCTTAAAGATATCATTGATCTTCTGGAACACCTTGTCGAGCTTTTCCATCATGGGCCCTTCGTCAAAATCAAAGTCCGGCGCAATGGCGGATGCTCCGCCGCCAACGGACGTTGTCGTGCTGAGTTTGTTGATCTCATCGAACGCCGCGAGCGCGTCTGTCGCTTCCTTTGCCGCCTTGCCGGTCGCGTCAATGGCGGCAGCTTCTTTGTAGAGGTTTTTGCCCGATGCCTCCATGCTCTTCTTTGACTTACCGCTCAGAATCGAAATGATCGTCACGATCTCCGACACAATGGCCGCAAGCAGATTCATTAGCCACGTCAGCGCCGGAATGAGTACGTCCATCAAAGGCGCGGCCAGCGTCAGCAGCGCACCTTTGAGGCGGGCAAAAGCGTCGGATGCCTCTGCGCTGGTCGCAATAGCCGCCTTGATCTGCTTGCGTAGCGCCGTGAGCGCCGCCGTGATGACTGAGAATACAAGCATAGAGCGCGCTAAACTCTTGACCTGATCTCTGAAACGCGCGGCATACTGGCCCGCTTTGGCAAGCGCGGAATTCTCCGCCTCGCGCTCCCTGCGTTCCTGCTCCGTATTAGCGATCAACTCACCGGCAGCGACTTTTGCTTTATCGAGCTTTACCGTCATGCTGTTGATGTTGGCGGTCGTCTCTTCGTAAGCCGCCGAAAGCGTTTTGACCTCCTTCGTCTGCGTGTGCAAAAGCTCCTCCTGCTGTTTGAGCTCCGCCTCCGCAGCGGCGCGGCGGTCGAGCACTTGCGTCTGATACTCGTTCTGTGTAAAGCCCTGTTTTTGGATCCATTCGCGGTCGTTCAGCCGTTCGACTTCCTTTCGCAGCATCTTCACGCGTTCCTCAGTAGCTTTCGCTGCCTGAGATGCGGCGTCAAGCTGCTTTTCAAGGTTCATCTTATTGCCCGTTTCCTTTTCAAGCTTGCTGTTCAGTTCGGATATCTCGTCACGCAGCTTGCTCAGTTTCTTTTGTGCTTTGGTCGAATCCAAATCACAAGAGAAAATCACACTGCCGTCAGCATTTGCCATTTGATCACTCCTTCCCCAATTTCAACCAAGTCGAAATGGTGGTCTCTTCTTCCTGGCTGAGCTTATTTTTTATGTTCACGAGGTCGCTGTTGCGGCGGTACCATTCGCGTTCGTCCTTTTCGAGCGTCTTTCCTCGTGCTTTTTTGTCTCTGATGCGCACGACCTGAGCAAAGGTGCAGTCCCCGAGATTGTTATACGCACCGAGGAACGTCCACCAATGGACGCCCCCGGTGTTGGTCTCCGCATCATAAGGGATTCCGCGGATATCCCGTCCGAATATCCGGTTGATGGGCGGGAGGATCAACGGATAATCCTGCTCCCAATCGACCAACTTCGGCGATTTCTTCTTATCCTGCTCTTTGCCGCCGTTCTGGAACCATGTAAAACGGTCTACAGCTTCCTGCAAATGCTGCGGCGGGATATCCTCAGGCGAGACATAGAACATCTGCAAGATGCCCTCTGCGCGGTCAGTGCCGCTCAAATCAGGATCACTCAGCATTACGAAGATATCGAGAATTACGCGAAAATCTGTGCGTATCTCATAACTCACTCCGCCGATCTCGACGGAGACAGGCAAGCCCCAATTCATCGGCGATACTTTGCCGTGTACTTCTGAATGCGCGGATTCGTGGCTTTCTGCTCACGAGCAAAGGCGCTGTCTGTCTCATCCATCAGCGCAAGCAGGAAATTTACCCATACGTTCAGGCCGTCCGCCATCGCGTAGAGGTTCATGCTGCCAAAGATGCTGTCACACACCGGCTCTTCAAAAAGACCGTCAATGATCTCGCGCATCTCCTTGTCGCGGCGGTCGGCAATGTTGAAAATCTCAACGCGGTCGCCGCACTTCTGCACCTCATCTGCGTATTTCTCCTGTTTCTTGTCCAGCGTATCAAATGCGTTGTAAAGACGCTGGATAAACGTGCCGTCAGTCGGGTTGAATCGAATGATCACATCACCCTTAATGCCGTGCACGGTGTATTCCTGCACACCGTTCGCAAAACTAAGTTCCATATTTATCTCTCCTTAAATTTGTTTTCAGGAAGCTTTGTATCAGAATGTTGATCTCTGCCGCTTATCGAAAATCAGAAGTTCTCCACGGCCTCGCCCGCGAGATCGTCCCATTTTTCGCTCATGCTGACAATTACACCGGGCGATTTGCGCCGGTAGCCGTCCCCGTCGCCGCAACTGTCAGAAATTGCCGAAATGCTGTCCCATGCCCGCATGACTGCGCCCTCCCCGCTCTGGCAGTCAAGAGCGATAGCGTTAAGGGCTGCGGCCTCTCGGCGGCTGTCCGTAGTCTTTGCGGCTTCGGCTGCGTAGTGACCAACTAACTTTAACATGGTGTGGTTGCTGTCAAATCTCTCCATGAACGCGGAGTAATCAGCCGAGGAAAGAACGCCGGTTTTCATCAGCTCAAGGGCGTTATTGTCGATTGCGTCAGGGTTTGCAATATTGGCGGCGCGCACTGCCTGTTCCAGCTCGGCGCGGATCGTGCGGCGCGTGGCCTTGAAGTTGTCCCAAACGCGGGCGCTCACCTCGTTAAAAATGGCTTCTGCGTCATGCAGCTTTAGCGCTGCGCGGGTTGTTCTAACCTGCTTTTCCTCGGCGCTGTCTCCGGGCTTCCATGCGTTAGCGTCACGGTTGGCCTGCTGCGCCTCTTGGAGTGCGCGGAAAGCGGTGTTGTATTCGCTGCGGGCTTCTTTGAAAGCTGTATCGAGCTTTCGGGCATAAATGTTAAATTCGCTCATGGTGTAAATTATCCTTTCTTTTTCATGCGCTGCCGCGCTGTTTTTTTTAAAGGTCGATAATGATAACGCTTTCGCAGTCTGATAAATAATCTCGTGCTGCCTGTTCCGTCTGAAACACCTTTGCAGGGCTTTGCGGCGCTCTGCAAGCCTCCCACGCGCCATTTTCAAGCAGGGTCATAATTGCTACGCCCGTTTGCTTCTGCGCTGCAATCGCCTGTAAAGCGGCGATTCGGGATTTAATGCTGTTCATGCATTCGCCCCATTTCGTATTTAATAAGGCCGTCAAGATCGGAAAGGCGGTTGCCGGAAAGTACGCGGAGAAATTCGCCGTTGTCAGCGGTCATTTCTTCAAGGTTTCCCATTCGTTCTTCGCCGGTGGGGGTGCAGTACTCAAATACAAGCTGCCGCCCGCTGCGTCGCTCCATAAAGGCGCGGATATGGTCAAGGCGTGTTCCTATTTGCATAAATCGTCACTCTCCAATTCCGGCAGGGTCAACCGCCCTCTTTCTACCGCTTCGTCAATAAGCTGATAAAGGCTCAGGCTCAGCGGGTCTATTCCCTCGATTGAGTGCGGAAAAAGAACAATGCGCGTGCCGTCAGGGGTATATGCGCCGTGCTGCATCAGGTAGTTAAAAGGATCTTCTTTTGTGTGATACTCGCCGCCGCCCTCGACAATAAAAACGGTTTCGCCGGTCGCGTGAGATTTTAGAAACTCGCGCAGGGCTGCAAGGCGTGCGTCAACGGTTGGCATTTAATTCTTCCCTCCATTCTTCCAGCTCTCGCAACTGCCTCAAAATGTCGGCCTGTTCGGTCAGCTTCATAGCGCTTTCAATCGCAATCCGCGCCGCATTTGTTCTTGCCGCCGGTTGTGCGTCTGCGTCCTTCATGACCTCTTCCAGCGTATCAAGCGCCGGAGATAGTAAGCGCTGCGCCTGTCGCGTTGCATTTTCTGTCAGCTCTTGAAAAGCCGATCTATACGCCTCGCAAAACTCATTGTTTTGGAAATACGCCCGAAGTGTTCTTGATGTAAGGCCACACTTCCGCGCCGCTTCTTCACGGGATGGGCTGGACAATAGCGCCGCTATCGCTTTCTGCTGATTCTGCGTCAGTGCCATTTTTTTCACACTCCTTTCTCGGAGAATTAAGGAATTTCGCGGAATATATGTCCATGAAATTTGCAAGGCTCATAGTCACGCGCCACGGCTCACGGCTGCGGCGATGGAACACAACAGGCATACCGTCACTAAATCGCTTGCTGTCCGTCTCTGCTTGCTGCATCCACTCCGAAAGCCTGACTTGCTCGCAGCGTTTGACCTCGATATGAATGCCTGGCAAGCCCACAAGGTCGGGCACTTCACCAAAGGACATAGACCCGCCGCGCTCCACGATGTAACCATACTCTCGAAGAATGGCGGCAAGTTCTCTTTCACCGTCTGCACCTTTGCGCTGCGATCTCTTCCCCATCAGTAAAGTTCCTCGTAAAACTTCATTTCCCGGATTCTGCCGCTGAAAAAATGGTTTATGTTTCGGTCGCAGTTGCGATATTTCGTAGCGAAATACCTGTCAATCAGTGCAGGGTATGCCTCTGGCTCAATATCGGCATATACCCCGCCGCTGTATTCCCGGCTGATGAATGGCATATCCTGACAAATGCGCACGATCTGACTTGCTCTAATCGGCGGGTGAGGTCTGCCGGTATATTCTTCGTACTTCTCGAAGTAGTACCGGAATACGCTCAAAGATTCTTCGAGGGTGTACGGGCTAACAGGGTAAACGCTCGCGGTTATTTGAGCAAACTTGTCAAAATCAAAAATCAATTTATCACTCCTTTGCAAAACAAGGGGAGCGGGGCGCAGCCCCCTTATACTTTGTTGAATATCGAAGATATTCCCTTTTACATTTCTGGTTCTGGTTCTTCTTCTGGTTCTGGTTCTGGTTCTTCTTCTGTGTCGGTTGCTATCGGTCGATATCGGTCGATTTATTTCTCTTGGCATTTACTCGCTGTTCATAGCGCTGCCATGCCTCTTCCATGTCAGGGAAGAAAGCAGAGAATGCGATTTTCTCCATCGGCTGCAAGGTGTCGGGAATTTCACCGGTTTCTAAGTAGTCCCAACAGGCCAGAAGAACGTTGACCGCGATTTCCGGCGGGAGTTGCTT